GACAGAGGCATACGCTCGAAGTGCTTAAAGCCATTAGGAGCGTCAGTTTTGATGAAGAACGCATCTGGATCCGTCAGGAAGTGGTTGACGGTGTAACCTTCAGGCAACATGCCCATGTTACGGATAGCGTTTACATCATTGTCGGCGGTACCAACGCGGAGCGTGGATTCCAGCAGACGGTCAGCAACGAACTGAAGCTGAGGCGGAATGATCAGCTTGGTGCCACGGAGGGCAATGATCAGGTTCCGTTCATCAACGAAAGTGGAAATGTCGATGAGAGCATTTTCCAGCGAAGTTTCGTTGAGGTCAGCAGCAGTCGAAGGTTCGTTGCGGAAAGTGCCGCCACCAGCAAGCGGGTGGTCAGTAGCGCAAAGCTCCTTACCGTCACCGCCAGTGTAGTTGCTGTCGAACGCATTGTTGAGCGTAGCGGCAGCTTTTACCTGCTTGGTGTGAGCCATGGAACGTGCGAGTGCGCGGGTGTACCGTGCGCCCAGACGATCATACAGGTTGTCTTCCATTGCTTCTTCGGTCAGAGCAAACGCAAGAGAGATTGTCTCGTGCGTATAGCGGGCCGTGTAAGCTTCGGAAGCGCTGTCAAAGCTGACACCTGCGCCTTCGGCTTTTGTTTGGGCATTTCCGAAACCGACGAGCATCACTTCTTCCTCAAATGCACGATCTGAAGATTCGGTGTCGTAGATTTCAGCATGTTCCGCGTCGTAGCGGTCATATTCCATGCCAAAGAGGGCGTTAAGACCGGGTTCCAGTTCTTTCGCCAATTGTGCGCGAGAAATAGCCATTACTCAGTCTCCTTACGCCAGACCTGCTGTTCCCGGAGAGAACAGATGGTTGTTGATCATCACAACAACATTGGTGTTGGCAGAAGAAACATCGCTGTTCTCAGGATCCTGAGAAATGTCGATGGCCTTCAGAGCCAGCGTGTTAGTTGTTGCACCAGTGGTGACATCAAGCTCAGCACGGGAGATACCAGAAGCGGTATCGCCAGCAGTGGCGTTTACGATGTCGAAGTTGCCGAACAGGTCAGCAATCGGGAAGGTATCATCGGCCTGGATCTCAAACACTGCATGAGGTGAGTCGATGATGGATGCTTCAATGTCAGAAGCGGAAATGGACCCAGGGTAGTAGTTTTTCCAAGTAGGCTTACCCGAGGTCGGATCGGTGTACTCACAACCATTGAAAACACCCAGAATCAGACCGCCATCACCGTCAGCATAGCGCTCAATCGTACCGCCAGTGACGACTTTAACCATGTCACCTTGGAAGATTGCAGTCGCGTAGCCAGAAGCAATGCGATACTTGTTCTGCATGTTTGTCAGGTCGGAGCCATTGCCTGAGCGCGAAAGGCGCAGGCCAAAAGCGGCATCATTATTAGCCATCTTTCTATCTCCTAATTATCAGCTACCTTCGGTCCACCAAAGGACACAGAGGTAGAGCGTTGCGGTTTAAGCTTAGGCATGTTTGGATTGTTTTCACGCATCCAATCACGGTCCACAGCTTCCATTTGGTTTTGCGTAACTCGCTGGTAATGCTCGATACGCTGATCCGCAATTTCTTCCGGGATTCTGGCAAGAACCAGTCCCCCAACGCCAATTACGCCTGCGTTTTTACCTTCGTCAATGACGGGAGCGTCAAAGTCAGGGTATTCCTCTGCTTTAACAAGTTCCCAGCCTTCACGACGGCGTTTATGAACATTGTTGCGGTCATCATATTCCATGACAGACTCGCGGATCCACCTATGCTTAAAACCAATAGGTGCTTCTGGAGCTTCAAGAGCGCTTGCAGGACGCCAAGCTTGTTTTCTCGCCTTATTTTCACGGGTTTGCGACTCCCGGCTTGTACGATCCGTCATTATGCTCTCCTTGCTTCTGCTTTAGCCACTTCTTGTGCCATTTTCTCAAGCGGAATGTTGAGCTTCTTGGCCATAGCGACTTGACCCGGGGTAAGTTCCACCGTCTTTTTCCGCCCACTTTTGGTAGCTGACCGTCCATTGGACGCAGGAGTCACGGCTTGGGCGTTAGACCGCTTCTCCTGAAACTTGTGAGGAAACTCAACACGCATACGCTTGTCGATTTCCGCATAATACTCATCTGAGCTAGGATCGTAACCTTCAGCGGCTACGAGTTGCTCATGAATAGCCTGTGCGCCTCGCGTCATAACCATATCCTGCCCAAACCACTG